GGTAGTGAAATTCAAAATACTATTGATGAAATAGTAAGTTTAATTAATAGTACATTATATAAACTAAATCAAAATTATAAATAAATGAGTATAATAAAAACACACATGTTATTATATTATATAAATGTAATAGATATGTATTACAGTGAGTTATATAAGATAAAGTATAAAAAAGATTATATTTTAATACGGTATAAATTAAATAAAGATAAACATTTTAAAATTATATTAAATAAAAGCACTACAAATGATATTTATTTTGAATTTGTTAATTTTATAAATAATTTAAATGAAAAAATAGGTATAAAAAAATTAACATTTAATCTATTTAAAGCCAATAGAAAAGCAATTATATTAAAACAATCTTCTTTATTAAAAGAAAGTATTACATTAAATAATCTTTTAAACTATTATTTTGAATCTAAAAAACGTATTTTACTAAACAATAAATAATATAATATAATGGAACAAACAACAAACAGAGAATTAACTTATGGTGAAAAAGCTGTAGGTTTAACATTTAATCATGGAGAAGGAGAAATCTTTACTCAAGTAAATGAAGCTAAAATTACATGTGCTAAAGCTATTGACCAAATGAATGATTTAAGAGAAAAATCACAATCTGGAGAATATAAAGCTTTATGTACTATAGCTATTAGAGATTTACAAAAAGCACAAATGATGATGGTAAAATCTATCACATGGAGAGATTAATTAAATAATAATAAATAATGAGAATAATACCTGAAATGGAAAAAGTAATACATTTTGAAGGAGCTATAGCTAAATTACTAATAGCTAATCAAAATAATCCAAAAACACCTTTAGAACTATTAACAGAGTTTGATGAAATTAGAAAAGGATTTAAACCTAAACAAAGATATGGAAATTTACCTGATGTAATAACATTTGGTGAAGCTATTGAATTTGCTAAAAAAGGTTTAGCTATTGCAAGAATTGGATGGAATGGTAAAAATATGTGTATATATCTTAAAAAAGGTAATGATAGTACAAGTTTTGTAAATAAAAATGGTACTGTAGAATATCCTAGTGGAATTAGAGGAGATTTATTTGAAGTAGGAGATACAGGTACTATCAGAAGATTACCATGTTTATGTATGAAAACTGCTGATGGTTCTATATTAGAAGGTTGGTTAGCTAGTCAAAGTGATATATTAGCAGAAGATTGGGTAACAATATTACCTGAAATTAAAGAATAATAAAGTAATTATGTTTACAAATACTAGAGAATTTTCAAGAGAAGCTATATACTATGATAAACATGGTAGATATGATGATGGGGAATATGGTAGTAAACATTGGCAAGAATATTGGGATTTACAAGAATTTAGATGTTTAAATGGATATACTGTTGGTGATGTAACTATTACAGGAAGGCATTATTTCTATTTAAACTTCTGTCCTATTGAAAGAGTAATTGAAAAAACAATTAATGGTAAAGTAGTTTCTGAAAGAAAATTTGGATTTCCTAGATTTTGGGATGAAGATTATAATTTTTATCATATAAAAGATATAGCTAGGTATGGTTGTGATTTATCTTATTATAAGAAACTAGGATTAGATATTAATATTAAGGAAGAACACTTAAAAGGAAATAAACATATAATACTCCTTAAACCAAGAGGAGTTGGAGCTAGTTATAAAGGAGGTGCAGAAGGAGCATATAATTACTTTTTATTGAAAAAAAGTAAAACTTTTTATTTAGCATCAAGTAAACAATATTTAACTAGTGATGGTATTTTAAATAAATTCTTAGATGTTAGGAATTTTATTAATGGATATAAATTTAATCAACAATTAGGTATTGGAGGTCATGGTTTTTATCAAAGTAAATTAAAACATGATATAGAAGCCATGCACTTTAAAAATGGTATATTAGGTTCTGATGGAGTTACTGAAATAGGTGGTTATCAATCAGAAGTATTTGGAGTTAATTTGAATAATAATCCTGATAATGCTAGGGGTAAAAGGGGAATACAAGTACATTTTGAAGAGTTTGGTAATTTTAAAAATGCAGATACTGCTTGGTTAGTAGCTAGACCTTCTGTAGAAGAAGGTGACAAAATGTTTGGACAGTTGATAGGCTGGGGTACAGGTGGCACTTCAGGTGAAGGTTTTGCAGCTATGGAGAAAATGTTTTATGACCCTGATACTTATAATTGTATTGGAATTGAAAATATATGGGATGAAGGTGCAGGTGATAGTTTTTGTAGCTATTTCATACCTGCATATAAAGATATTGGTTTTACAGATAATGAAGGTAATAGTTTAAAAGATAAAGCTAAAGCATATTATGAAACTCAAAGAAATATTGCAGCTAAATCTCCTGATGGTAGTCAATTATTAAAAACTAAAGCAGAAAAACCATTTTGTCCTAGAGAAGCTGTACTAATAACTGATGGTAATCCGTTTTTAAGTGCAGAGTTATTAGAGCATATTAATGAATTAAAAGCTAAAAGACTTAGAAATGGTGGAGTTTTAGGTATTCCTGTAAATTTACAGTATGCAAATGAAGGTGCTGTTAAACATATAATGAATACAGAGTTAAAACCTATTCCTAGTTTTCCAATAACTAAAGATGATACTAGTAGAATGAATTTAGATGGTTGTGTTATGATATATGATTTACCTTATGTAGATTTAAAAACTAATAAAACACCACCTAATCTATATATTATATGTCATGACCCATATAGTCATGATAATTCTTTAGATAAATCTAATATGTCATTAGGAGCTACTTATGTAATAGAGAGAATTAATAATTTAACTAAAAGTAAAGGAGATATTATTGTAGCAAGTTATGTAGGTAGACCTAAATCAGCAGAAGAATATAATGAAAACTTGTTTAAATTAGCACAATTTTATAATGCTAAAATTGGAGCAGAAAATAATACAGGAGATGTTTATGGATATGCTAAAAGAAATAAATTATTACAATATGTAGAACCACAATTTAGTGTAGGTTATGATGCTAAAATAGCAACTAAAGCAGGTATGATTAGAAGTCATGGTATGCACATAACAGGAGAAAGAAAAAAAACAGGATTATTATATTTAAGAGATTGGCTTTATAATATTAGAGCTACTGATGAATTAACAGGTAAAGTTATTTATACTTTACATACTATTACAGATATAGCATTATTAGAAGAATTTGCTAAATATAATGATGTAGGTAATTTTGATAGAATATCAGCTTTATTAGTAGGAATGTATCAAGATAAAGAATATATTTATCAAAATAAAAAACCTGAAAATAATTCTTCTACTATTGCAGATTTTTATCTAACTTTGCAATCTAGCTTTGGTAGTGTATTCAAATAATGAGTTAACTCCAATAGAAATATAACTAAAATATAAATGAAACCAGAACAAAGAAAACTTACTTCTGAAAAACTTACTGATAAAGAATGGCAAAAAACAACTGCTAATTTTTATAGAAGTATAGCAATACCATTTTTAGATGTAGCAGAAGGTAATTTATTATATAAAGCTGCTGTAGGTAATATATTAGAAAGTGATTATTATCATACTATTTCAGGATTAACAGATAATCAAGAGTTATTTAAAAGTTACCCTTCAAAAATAAGGAATTTCCCAATTATACCTAGAGCATTAATGGCTTTAATGGGAGAAAAATCAGAAAGACCTATTATTGCTATAGTAGCAGCATTAAATTCAAATCTACCTAATAAACAAAGAGAATATGAATATAATGAAATAATTAAAAGTGTACAACAACAATATTTATTAGAATTACAGAAACAAGGAGTAGATATAGAAACTATGACAGATAGTCAAGGTAATCCTATACCTCCCAAACCTATAGAGCAAATTAAATTAGAAAGTAGTAATCTAACTGATGAAATGGCTGATATGGGTCAAGATTTTTTAGATATGGCTAATTCTATGTGGGATATACCTGCTAAATTTAGAGATGGTTTTCTACATTTTTTAATTACAGGTAAAATTGTCACTTATAAAGATGTTAGAAATGATGAATTACAGTATGATATTTGTCCTGCTGTACAAATTTATGTAGTAGCATCAAGAAATATAACTTATTTAGAAGATGCTGAATGTGTTAGAAGAATATATAGTATTCCTTTAAGTGAGTTAGGAGATATGTTTTCTGAAAATAAGGAATATGAAGATGAAATTAGAGAAGAATTAGAAAGTTTTGTAAATGTTGGTACTACTAGAGGTAATTATCATCCAAGTCAAATAGGATATTGGACAAATAACGATTTATCTAATACTGCTAATAGTACATATAGTAGTAATAATAGTGCTTTAACAAATGAAGTTATTATAGAACATTTAACATTTAAATCAGAAACTAAAATTGGAAGATTAACTACTCCTACAGGAGAAGTTATTGAAGTTGATGATAGCTATGAACCTACAGAATTTGATGATATTGAATGGAAATGGGTAGATGAAAGATGGGAAGGTTATGTTATTGCTGATAGATTTTATTTAGGTTTTCAACCATTACCTTTACAAAGAGGAAAATTCACAAATCCATTTGCAGGTAAATTACCTTATAATGGTAGAATATATGGTAATATTTATGCACCTTTTCAAAGTGTAGTTAAACAATTATTACCTTATCAGATATTAAGAAACATTATTAAATTTCATATAGAAAAATTAATTAATAAAAATAAAGATAAAATTACTGTATTACCAATAGGTATATTACCTAATGATAAAGAAAAAGGTATTACTCCATTTACAGCTATGTATAATGCAGATAGTACTGGATTTTTATTAGTTGATGAATCAAATCCTAATTTTGCACAAGCTCTTCAATCATTAAAAGTACTTGATGCTTCTTTAAATGATATTATTTTAAGATTACATGAATATGATAGAGCTATTGTAGCAGAAGCTGATGAATTAATAGGTTTAACTCCTCAAAGAATGGGTCAAGGTATTACTAGTAGTTCAGGTTTAGGTACTACTCAAGAAGCTATATATAGAGGTTCAGTTTTAACAGAAGAGTTATTTAAAGAGTATGATGAATTTCAAACTAGAGAATATCAAGGTATGTTAGATTTATCGCCTTTTATATTTACAGAAGGAAAAGCAGTTAGTTATTTAACTAGTGATTTTCAAAGAAAATATAGAGAATTTTATGGATTTGATATGCAGCAAATACAATTTGCTGTAAAAGTAAAAGATAGTAAGCAAGAAATGAAAAAACTTGAAACTATGAGACAAACAGCATTTAGTATGGCACAAAATGGTCAGATGCCAAGTATGGTAGGTAAAATCATAGATTCTAATAACTTTAGTAGAATATTAAAAGATATTAAAGAAATGGAAGATGAATTAGAACAAAAACAACAAGCAAGTGCTAAAGCTGAACAAGATATGAAAGCAGAAGAAATGAATTTAGAAGCTAATATACATCAAGATGAAATGGACTTTAAATATTATGAAGTAGATACTAAAAATTTAACTGAAAGATTAAAAACTATAAATGAACAAGAAACTACTATAGTTAATAGTACTCCTGATGGTCAAGATAATATAGAGGTATTAGGCAAGTTATCTTTAGAAAAACAAAAAATACAAGCTGAACTTTACAAACACAATACAGAATTACAAGAAAGAATTGCCGATAGAAAATCTAAAGAAAAGATTGAAAAAGAAAAAAATGAAACAGCTTTAAAAGTTGCAAAGTCTAATAAGAATAGGTACGATAAAAAGTAGTATTTATTAACAATGTTAAATATTTCATTGTATAAATAAAAAATATGTATAATTTTGACACTAATAACAACAATAAATAACAACAATGGCTGATGAACAAACAACAACTCCTTTAGTAGGAGTAGAAGAAGAAAAACATGAAACAGGTAATTTAGTAGAATTAGGTATTCCTGAAAATATAGCTAAATTATTTGTAGATGAAAAACCTGCTGATACTAATACAGAAACAGTAGTATTAGAAGATAAACCAAAACTTGATGAAGTAACAGTAGATAATACTGATGAAAATAAAGGTATCATTGATAAAGAGGAAGAAGAAGAAACTGTAAGTATTTTTAGTACTTTTAATGAAGAATATAAAACAGATTTTGTACCTGATGAAAATAAAGATATTGTTACACAATTAAAAGATTATGTTAATCATTTAGTTGATAATACTAAGAAATCAGAACAAGAAGCTACTTTAAATGAATTAAAATCTAATCCTTTAGTAAAACATATATTAGAAGGTTATTCAGAAGAAGTAGTTAATCACGAACAAAACTATCAAACAATAACTGCTATAGATTTAAATGAAGCTACAGTTGAAGTAAAATCTAGTTTATATAAACAATCTTTAGTATCTAAAGGTATAGATGAAGAAGAAGCTGATGATATGGTAGCTACTGCTATTGCAAATGATACTTTAGATGCTAAAGCTGAAAAAGCTAAAACAGGATTAGAGAATTATTTTAAATCTCAAGTAGATGCTCAAAAGCAAATAGAGGATGATTTTAAAGTAAAAGAAACTGAAAACTATAATAAAATAGTTAATGAAGTTACAGAAACAATAAAAAAAGGATTTAATGGTATAGTATTACCAACTAAAGATGTAAATGATTTAATTGAATATACTACTAAAGTAAATCCAAAAACAGGTTTAAGTAAAGCAGATGAAAATTTCTATGCTTTACCAAATGAAGATAAATTAACTATTGATTATATAATCAAAAACAATTTATTAAAAACTGTAGCTACAGCTTTAAAAAGTCCTGAAAAAGTGAATAAACTTAAAGAAGCTATAAATTTGAATAATAAAAGACCTGTAGTTCCAAATTCTAGTGGTACAGCAAAAGAAGTACCAATGGATTTAAAAGAATTAAAAGCTAAACTAGGTATAGGTAAATAATAAGAATAATAATAAAAAATAAATATATAAATAAAAATGGCAACTATAAACCCAAATATGGTCTTACAGCAAGATACATATTCAGATGAAGGATATGTTGGTGTAGCAGAACTATCAAGAGCTTTACAGAATGAAGCAAGTTGGCTTACTTCTTATGTAGTACAATTATCATACACTCAAGGTGGTGATTTTGAAAGTAATAACTTTCCTATGTTAGCAATGACTAAAGGGCAGAAAAATGGAAGTAAAGGTGTAAAACTATCTAATTATGAGTATAAATATGCTATAATGGGTAGAATTAAAAGAGAGACATTTATTGTTAAAACTACATATTCATCAGGTGATAAAGTAGGTTTAGCTAATACTCCTTTTAAAATTTATACTAAAGATAAACAATTTTCTGACCAACAACAAATATATTTAGGAGATAGTGTATCTAATAGATATATCCTAAGAACTCAAGATAAAGGTGTTCAAATTGGTGGAATGTATGAATATACTGTTAATTTAGTAGGTTCATCTAGTTCTGATTATATAGATGGTAAATACTTACAAGTAGGTAGAATACTAGTAGAAGGTGCTAAAATATCAGCTATTGAAGGTTCTGATGGAGTAAGTTCAGTTTCTCAATTAGGAGGTGTTGCAACTAATATGATTTCTTTAGTTAGAGAATCAGTTAATGTTAGAGGTAATGTTGCTAATAAAGTAATGAAACATGAAATTAGAATTGATGGTAAAGTATTTAGAGGATATTTAGATTGGAATTTATTCTTAGCTAATATGAGATTCCAAAATACAGAAGAAGAGCATTTGTGGTGGTCTAAATATACTAAAGATACTAATGGTAACTTTACATTATATGACCATGCTACAAATAAACCTGTAACTTCTGGTAGTGGTATTGATGAACAAATCACTAATAGTACTACATATTCTGAATTAACTTATGATAAGTTAGCTAGGGTAATTAGAGATGTTACTTTTGATGCAGGTGCTACTAAAGCTAATATTGTAATTTGGACAGGTACAGGTGGATGTGAGCAATTTAATGATGCTATGGTATCTAAAATGGCTTCTATGGGATTTGTTATCAGTTCAGATAAATTTGTAGCAGGTGGTAATTCTTATGATATGACATTTGGTTCATTCTTCAAAACATTTAAACATGTTGATGGACATGTGATAACTGTTATGAAACATAAGATGTTTGATAAAGGTGCTATGAGTAGAGCTGTAGGTACACATCCTAAAACAGGTTTACCATTAACTTCTTATGATATGTACTTTGTAGACCAATCAGTATATGATGGACAACCAAATGTAATGTACACTTATGAAGAAGGTAGAGAATATCAACAATTTGTGTTAAATGGTGCTATTAAAATCTTAGGACATGATAATAGTGGTACTAGAGTAAGTGCAAAAGATGAAGCTTCTATACACATGTTTAATTCTTGTGGTATTCAAATATTGAAAACTGCATCATGCTTTAAAATGTATTGTACAGCTAGTTAATCATAAAATATTTAGGAAAGTGGGGTAAAGTTGTTGTTATTGCTTTACCCTCACTTCTCCTAATTTATAAAAACAAATGGAAATATGTATAAATAGAGGAATACCAATAAGTTCAAGTCTTATTATTTTCACCAAATAACAATAACAAACAAATAACAACAACAACAAACAAAATGGAATCAACAGCAGCAACAGCTACACCTACAACAACAGTAAAACCTAAAGTATTTAAAACAGTATCAGGTACTGCCACTTTAAAATTAAATTTAGGATTAAATGGATTAGAAAGATTAAATTCAGATAGTAAGAAAGAAATTGTAAAATACATAGGTTCTTCATTTAAAATGATAAATGGTGCAGTAACAGATGATACTAATATACCTTTTAGTAAAGAAGAATTAGAGATATTTATGCCTATGGTTATAGGAGTTGATATACAAGATAGAACTAATTTTAATTTAGAAGTTCAAAAATATTGGAAAACTTATGAAGTTAAAATATCAGCAGACCCTATAAATTTAGATATTACATATACTCCTACAGAAATAACATTATCTAATGATAAAAAAGTAGTAATAAACATGCCAGATAACATTAAACATTGGTTTATTTATAGACATTGTTTAAATAGTGCAATGGTAGCTAAAACTAAAGAAGAAAGAGGTGATAGACAAATGTGGGCTATTTTAGAAGATGAAAAAGAAATAGCAGAAGAATTAGAAACTACATTAAATGTTAAAATGTTAGCTGATAAAGAATATTTATTACTAGCAGAAGATAAAAGCAATAGTGAAAAATTAGAAGCTTTCATATCATTAACAAAAGGACAAACAACTAAAATACTTAAAAATATAACTGATAAGAAAACCTTTATATATAATATTAAAGATAAAGATGCAGAAGGATTTTTAGCTATAGTTCAAGACCCTGATTTAATACCTAAAGCTAAACTAAATGATATGGTAGAAAATAAAGTATTAACTTATACAAGTAATATTTACAGTTTTCAAAATAAAGTATTAGGAACTAAAGAAGAAGCATTAGCATATATGAAAAATCCTAATAATCAAGACGTGGTAATTATGGAAGAGTTATTACTTAATGCTACTAGAAAAAACAAATAATAAACAAAATAATAATAAAATAAATAAATAAAATGAGAAGAATAGGAATTGGTTATGGCAATGTAAAATATGCCTCTGTTGTTGGTAATAATACAACAGAAACAGCTATTGCAGGTTCAGGTAGCACTAATGTAATAAACACCTTAGCAGAAGGTGCTATTGCTATCTATGGTTTAAAAATTAGTACAGGGTTACAAGAGTTAATTACTACTACTATTGCAGGTACACCTGCTAATTTTGCAAATTATTCTGAATTTATCATTTTTCAAGGTGGTAAAGGTACAGGAGAATTAGTTGAAATTGGTAGATTTAAAGCTAATGAATTAGCAGGATTAAAAGCTAATGCTTATATAGCTCCTACTAAATCTGTAAGTTATATAGGATATGATGGTTCTACAGGACTATTAAATTTACCTACAATAGTTAATGGAGATAGTGCTGCTGTTGAAGTTAAAACTAGAATGGGTAGTGTTAATCCTATATTCCAAGATTACTTTGTAGCTGATGCAGGGGTATTAACTTCTACTGCTGATGGATATTCAATATTAGCTTTATTAGCTAATCAACTAAATGCAGAACCTACTAATGTAAGACATGTTAAAGCAGAAATTGTAAGTAATAGTGCTAGTATTGCAGATTTTACAGGTACTGCTACAGCTTTGAAATTTACTAAAGGTAGTAAAACAGTATCTTTTGTAATACAAGATGCTACTGGTTGGGTTGATTCAACAGGTACTGCAACTGGTACTAATGTTATTGGTGTACCACATCAAAATATGGTATCTGTTACATTTACAGCTAATTTGCTAGGAACAGGAGCAGGTAGACATCTTGTCACTATAGGAGGTACAACTTATAATGTTGCTGATGCTGGTACTGCTGCTCAAAATGCTACTGCTATAGCTGCTGCTATTAATGCAGGAACTCAAGCTACAGCTACAGTTTCTACTGCTGATGTAACTATTGTTATGAAAAGTACTACTATTGTAAATAGTAAAGTAACTGTTACTTATAGTGCTGATGATATTACATGGACAGTACCAACACTAACTGTAAATACTACAGTAGGTAGTACTATAGAAACTATTTATAAAGTAGCTGCTACAGCAACTGGAGCTGCTAGTTTTAAATTAGATAGAGCTTTTGAAGGAGAAACAATGTATGCTATTGGAGGTACTAGTTTACTTGTAAACACAGGAGTTATTACTTTAGCAGGTACTCCTCAATATGGTCTTAGAATTACAGGTTATACAGCAGGTCATGATATTATAGTATCAAGAAGTGGAGTATTACAATATGCTACACTTTCTACAGAATCTACTACTGTACCTATTGTAAAAGCAAGTTATGGTATGGGTACTTATTCACAAGTAGCTGATATGGAAAATCAAGCAATTTATTGGAGAGGTGCTTCTGATACTGCTGAATTACCAAATAAATCGCCTTTAAATAAATATGCAGTTTCTGGTAAAACTTATGATATTTATAGTATTTTAGTTAAAACTCAATATGAAGCTCCATTTGGTTTTAGTAATAAAACAGGTAATAATATTAGTAATATTAGTGTAGCTTTTGAAACAGGTTATACTAGTGCAGGAGATAATCAAACAGCTTTTGATGATATTGTAAATGCTTTAGCAGGTTATTATTCAGTACCTATTGAAAATGGTAGTTTAGCATAATAAACTAAAAAATAAAATAAAGAGGTTTTTTTTCGTTTAATCATATAAAAACAGCCTATACTTATTTATTAGGTATAGGCTTTTTTATTAAAAATTAAGTAAATATATAAATGACAGTAAAAGAAGCACATATTATAATACAACAAGAGTTACAAACTTTAAATAGTTTTGTAGGATTAGATTTTAATTCTGATGAAGTAGATAGAGCTTTAAATACTTGTTTACTTAATATGGTAGAAGATGCTTTATCTGATTTAGATACATTAAGAGCAGAAAGCAAATTTGAAGATATACAACAAAGATTAGATAAATTAGATAGATTATATGTAGTTGATAAAGAACTAACACCTACATTAAATTCATCAGCACCTAATCCTTATTATTATTATGATTTAAAAACAATACAAGCTCCTAATAAGTTTTATCATTTATTACAAGATAGAAGTAAAATATCTGTAAGTTGTAAAATAAAAGGAGTACCCACTACAGTTACTAAAGTATTTCCTAATATTTTAACTAAAAGTTTTATATTAGATAATTCTTTATCAGGAACTTTAACTAAAACTAGAAAAGAAGCTCCTGTAAGTAATTATTATAATGGAATATTAAGAGTTTTTTATGATGGTTTTACAATTAGTAAAATCTATATAGATTATATTAAAGTACCTACTTTAATCACACATAACAGTATTAGTAAAAGTTCTAATACTGCTGTATCACCTACAGTCACAGTAGTATCTACTGATGATTTAATTGTAGGAATGACAGTTACAGGTACTTACATACAAGCTAATACTACAATAGTAAGTATTGATAGTAATACACAAATAACATTAAGTTTATCAGCTACTAGTATAGGAACTAATACATTAGTTTATGGTGCAAATGGTACTGCTAATATGCCATTATCAGAAAGTGGTAATATAGAACTTATAAATAAAACAGTATCTTACTTATTAAAAGTAGGAGAACAATCACAACAAAAAATAGTAAATTTAGAGAATAAATAAAATGAGTTTAGAGTTAAATATACCAAGTGATTTAATTAGAGATGATAATTCACCTGTTTTCTTTCAAGCAAATAATAGAACATATTTTAAAATTCCTGATTTAACAGGAGTTTATAATGCTACAACTAATCCTACAGGTTATGGTAATAGTCAATTTCCAACAGGAGAAAGAACAGTAGCAGATATTACATCATCAAGATTTATATTAACTAAACCACATGATGAAACTAATGGAGTACCTAATGAATATACAATAGAATTAGATGGTACTACTACACCTACAAGTATAGATATAGCGGATGAAACTGAAGAATTAGAAGTAACTGATGTTACTTTTAATGGAAGTATAGGAACTGTACAAGCTGATGGAATTTATACAGGAAGGTATGAGGTAGAATTTCAAGCTTCTATTTTAGGTAGTTTTACTTCAGGAATATTAACTACATCAGATAATAGTAATTGGAGTAATCATGATGTAGCAGTAGGTTCTACTTTAAGAATAGTATATTCAGGATTAGATGCTTATTTTATAGTAGCTACAGTAACTGATGATGAATTAACTTTTACAGATAATACTGGATTAGTTAGTGGAACTACAGATTATGATGTTTTTGTAGTTTATAGAACATTATTCTATGTCTTATTAACTAAAAGTTCAGAAAAATGTTGGGCTGAATCAGCACCTAAAGTAATTGGAGATTTTTGTTGTTCTGAATGTAATGAACAATCAACATTAGAAGTTACAAAATTTGCTACTTTATTAGATACTGCTAAAGCAGCTTATGTAACAGAAAATTATAGTAAATCACAAGAAATAATAGATTATTTAGTTTCTAAATGTACTGATAATAATTTATGTACAACATGCAGTTAAAATTTTCAACAGCTAAAATAAATGAAGTAAAAACTAAAGGTACTAGAGCTTTAGGGTTAGCAGGTTATAAATCAGTAATGGAATATAACTACTCCTTAGATATTGATGCTTGTGTAGATATTAAGATGTATAAATTATGGATATGTTTAAACATTTTAAATACATGGAATCAAGATATTTGGGGTAATCCTATTGGAGATAATTGGAATACTTTAGCAGATATAAATATAGTAGTGTCTTATATAAATGAAAATTGCTAAAATAAATGGCATTGTTTAATACTTCATATAAAAATACAGGAACTTCATCAATAAATGTTGGTGGGGTATTTGGAGGTATGTATAAAAATTCCAAAGGAAGTAATTCAACTAAAAGTAAATTTGGAATATTTACTAATTATTCACAATATATGGGAATAGTTAGATGGCAAGATATTATAGGTAAACCTGATTTTAGTAGTTTAATATCAACTCCTAGTTTACAACAAGTAACAGATATTGGATATAGTACTACTAATTCAATTCAAGTCTATCATGTAAATATGATGGGTACTGGAGTATTACTAGACCCTGATGGATTTATAGCATTAAGTAATACTATATCTTTAGGGTATTTAAAAAACTCGAATACATTATATGATATAACTTTAGAATTTCCTAATAAAACAACAGGAAGTTATACTATAGCAACTACAGTAGATATACCATCATTAACAGGATATGCTACTGAAAGTTGGGTACAATCTCAAGGATATTTAACTAGTGCAATTACAAGTTTAAATGGTACTACTAATAGAATAACTACATCAGGTAATACAATAGATATATCTACTAGTTATGTAGGACAAAATACTATTACAACATTAGGAACTGTAAGTACAGGTGTTTGGAATGGTACTATAGTTACAGGTACTTATGGAGGTACTGGAATAAATAATGGAAGTAGAACTATAAGTATTGCAGGAAATGTAGCTTTTACAGGAGCTAATAATATTTCTTTTACAACAACAGGAGCTTATACATACACATTACCAAGTGCTACAAGTACATTATTACAAACAAGTTCAGAACTAACAGTTAGTTTTGGAGTAACTACTTCTAATTTAACTATTGCAAGTGCAGGTAGTGGCTATCCATTTCATACTAATCTATATAGAGCAGGTAAAGTAGGAGGTAATGGGTTAGTAATAAATGTAATAGAACAAACTGCTAATTCATGGAGTATATTAGGTATGTACACAGAAGCTAATTTTGTTTTAGGATATAAAACAGGAAGTACATATACTAATTATTTATTTATAGCAGGTGGAGCTACTCCTTATGGATATATTGGGTATGCTACAACTAATCCATCTTCAACAGATAGTATAGGTAGTAGAATATTTTTAGCAGTTAATGGAGGTATTAGTTTAAGTAGTGTTGCAGGTGGAATATTATCAAATACAGCATTACCCGCTATTTATTGTAGTACAGGTAAAAATTCACAAGCAGGAGATTTATATATAGCTGCTAGAAATGCAGGTAATGGTACTACTTCTGGAGCAGAAGTACATTTAATAACTCAAGGTATAAAAAGAGTTTCTGTGTTTTATAATGGACAAACTGAATTTGTAGGTTCTACTCAACATCCTATTGTAACTAAAAGTGCGGATTATACATTAACATCTTTAGATTATACAGTAGAATTTACAGCAGCAGCTACTGCAACTTTACCAGATATAGTAACTACTACAACTCTTCCTACAAAAAATAGTGGTAGAATATATGTAATTATAAATAATAGTGCAAGTAGTGTAACTATAAGTAGAAATACAGCAGGTCAAATATGGAATCAAGGTACTGCTGCAAATACATTTACTTTAACAACTAATAAAACAGCAATAATACAAGCAGGAGCAGGTACAGATTATAGAATTTTAAGCGTATATTAATATGATAACAATAAAAATAAATAAACAATTAACTTTGTTTGAAGGATTTAATCCTAAAGTATATCAAGGATTATATATAGAAACATATTTTAATTATGAAGAATTAACATTTAATTCAGTAATTAAAGAATGGGATGGTACAGAAGTATTAAACCCTACTATAGAGATACCACAATTACAAGTAATGAAAACATTAATTATTGATTTTAATCAAACTCCTGTAACATTTACTAATGTAAATAATGATATTAGGGATACTATAAAACAATGGATTATTGATACTATTAAACTTTATATATTGAGTAGAGTTAATCCATTTACTCAACAACCTTATTTTGTCAGTTCAGATTTAATAATAGAATAATTCATGAAAAATATTATTGGATTTATTTTAAATTTGGTAAGCTCAATTTGTATGCTTATTTTTGTAACCATATCTTTTCCAGTTTCATTTGTTTTAACTTGGTGGAATAGAAGCTTACCTTACACAATTAAAAGGCTTAATGAACAACAAGAAAGTATAGCTGTTGCTAAAGACATTTTATTGGGAGTAATGTTAGCTCCTTTATTAAATGTAATACTTATAAAAAAGAATAGTAAATATAAATTTGGTATTGACCAACAAACTATTAGCTATTGTATAGGTAAAAATGATGAAGAAGATACTTTAACTAAATATGGTATTAAATGGAGAGATAGATTAGATAAAGCAGATAAAGACCATTGTAAAAAAGCAGTTGAAAACTATAATAAAAAATATAATATAAATGACAATAGGTAATTGGTTAACATTGATAGGAATAGTAGTTGGAGCTTTTGTTACAATCCTACTATTTTTAGTAAACAGATATTTAAATAGCTTAACTCAAAATGCTGAAAATAATATAAAGTTAGAAGAGACTGAAAAATTACTACATACAGTATCAGAAAACTTATTAGAAATATCTAGTAAAATGAGTGTTTTAACAACAAAATTTGAAAATATTGAAAAATCTAATGTTGTATTTTTACAAAGTTTAGATAAAAAAGATGAAAAATTAGATAAACAACAAGAACAAATAAATAAACTAGAATTAAAAATAACTAATTATATAAGTGGACATCAAGGTAATTTTGAAAGAGCTTCTTAATGATGTTTTAGAGATAAAACAGACTTTTGAAAATTATCTAAAAGAAGATAGAAATAAAAAAGAAAAATTAAAACAAGAATTAGAAGATTTATATAAATCAGAAGAGTGGTTAGCAGTTAAAAAAACAATAGAAGAAATAAAAACAAATGAAAAAATTCATTAATGATATATTAGCGTCATTTAAAGCTAATAAAGAAGGATATGCTGCTAGAAAATTATCAGCTTTTGTTGCAGTAGTAACAGCTATTGTTCTATCTTTTGAATATACTGATGTTACTGTTGTAACATCAATAGTTTCAATATGGTTAATATTTGCATTACTTTTATTAGGTATAGTAACTTTTCAAGAAGTTCTACAATTAAAAAATGGAACTTCATCATCTAGTTCTACAGAAACAACAACTACTACAACACAACAAGAAGAAAATATAGCACCAGAAAAATAATAATAACAATGGAAAATAAAGTAATAACAATAACAAATGGTGATTTACTATCACTAACAAGAGCTTTAAATGGATATGTAGAATACACATCCAATGTAGATAAATCACAATTAGAACCACAACAAGAGTTTATAATTTTTGTTGAAGAAGCCCATGAAGTATTTGATACTGCTGTAAAAAAATATCATAAAAGTATTGAAAGATTAAATTTTAAATATGGAGTTAAAGACCCAAAAACTAATAGACTATTATTAGACCAATTTGGTAATTTTACACATACAGAAGAATCTTTAAATGCTAAATTAGATGCTATTGAAGAATTAGAAAATAATGTAATAGAATTAACAATTCCTACATTATCAGATAATATATTGAATTTTTTACCTTTAGAATTTAAAATAGCTTTTAAAAAATTAGGTAATCATGCGTAAATTAATAGTAACAATAGTAACTTTAGGGTTATTGATATATTTTAGTGGATGCAAGTCTTATTATTTAAATAAGTACTGTATAGCTAAAACTATAATACAAACAGATAGTATTCATGATACACTTAGAATAGTTAATAACTATAAACAAACAGATACTGTAAAAGTAATAGTAAAACCTACTGATTTAAGTGTAAATTTAGGTAATCCTTGTGATTCTAGTGGTAAACTTAAAGATGGGCAATTATTTAAATTAAAAAGTGGTAACAATTATTTACTTTTAAAAGTAAAAGATAATGAACTAATGCTTGATACATATCAAGATAGTATTGTAAATTTAACAACTTCAATTAAAGAAATTAAAGATTCTATGCTATTTTATAAAGAAAAAGTAACTATCAATTCTAATCAAGTAATTGATAAAACTAAAAATTTAACTAATTGGCAATTATTTAAAACTACAGGTTGGTTTGATATAATTATAGTATTAGTAATACTTGGATTAATATATTTAATTTTTAAATTTTAATTAAAATAAACAAATATGGCAGATATAAATTTATACTTTCCTAAACAACAAAAGTGGGAAGGTGGTTTTGTAAATGATATTGCAGATGCAGGTGGAGCTACTAATAAAGGAGTAACTTTATCAACATGGAGAAGTATGGGTTATGATAAAGATGGTGATGGAGATATTGATGCTCAAGATATTAAACTATTGAGTGAAGCTGATGCTAAAATGGTATTAAAAATAGCTTATTGGGATAGATGGAGAGCTGATGCTATTAAAAATCAATCAATAGCAGAAATATTAGTAGAATGGGTTTGGGGTAGTGGTTATTGGGGAATTTCTATACCTCAAAGAGTTTTAGGTGTAGATGTAGATGGTAGAGTAGGTATGCAAACTATTAATGCAATTAATAATGCTAATCAAGAAAAATTATATGAAGATATAAAAGCAGCTAAATTTACTTTTATAGATACTATTTGTAAAAATTCTGTAATAGCTTATGAAAAGAAAATTAAAAGAAAAGCTACACAAAAAGAACTTTTAACATATACTAATGAAAGATTTAGACAAGGTTGGATAAATAGAATAAATGATTTTAAATTTAATAAATAAACAATGAGTATAGATAAAAATAAAATAGAACAGGTTAAGCAAAAAATAAATAATACTAATGCTGCTGTAACTAAAGAAGGATTAGTAGAAATTTGTAATATTCTAATTGAAGTTATAAATCAATTAAATGATACAACTCCTGATTATGAATCAATAAATGTAACAGATGGATACTATGTTGATGGTATTAAAGTAGTAAGTGAACAACAACCTTTAATAAATGCTTTAAGTAATACTACAGGAGGTATAGATAATGGGGTTGTAATTCAATCATTACCTATTTATGACCAAACAATAGCTAATGATAATAATATGGCTTTAACTAATAAAATAAATGAAATATTAAATTTAGTTAAAACACATGGATTATGTGTGTAAAATTAAATAAATAAATAAATAAATGCCAACATTAAAAGAGGAACAAGATAGTATTGCTTATTATGCAGGTAAACCTAATGATAATATATTAAAAGAAGCTATTAAATATAGTATTCTTAATAATCTATCTATGTTATTAAGGAGAGAATATGATAAAACTAAAAGATTTAGAAGTTCTGCTATTTATACATTAAATTGTGTAGAACTAGAAAAAGTAAGTTCTACTGATTGTTGTAGTATAGATTTAGGTTGTGAAATATTAAAAAGTACTATTAAAATTCCTAGACCTGTAATAGTTAAGGATTTACCTGATTTTAATTATGTTGGAGGTATTGATTTAACTAAAGAAAGAAGATTAGATTATTTAATGCCTTCTGAATTAGAATGGTTTAAACATAGAAGTTATACTAATAAATTTCCTTTTTATACATATATGAATGATTATATTTATATATTTAATACTCTAGCATTAAAAGCAATTAAAGTTAGATATACTCCTGCTAATCCTGTAGAATTATTTGAATTAGGTTGTGGAGGAGATTGTTTTAATTTAGAAGATGATGTAATTATTGATGCTGATTTAGCCACTTTAATTAGACCTTTAGTATATCAAGAGATAGGATTAAATCCTAAAAAAGAAGAAAATGAAATTTCAGTAACATAAAAATAATAACAATAATAACAACAACATATATGATTAATGAAAGCTGCTATCTAAGTGAAAGACAAATAGAGAAAAGAAAAAATAAAGATTATTTACCTGATGGGTTTAGTAATACTAGATTATTTATTTTATGGAAAATAGCTAATCCAGATACAAAATTAACAGCTAAAAAAATGGCTGAAGTTTATAAGGTATTAGATGATATAGTATTAGAAGAATGTTTAAAAGGAACTAGAGTTACTTTACCTTCTAATATAGGTACTTTATCTGTAGCTTTAACTGATAATCCTAAATTCTATATTGATGAAGTAAATGATGTATTTAGAAGAAGAACTAATGGTGCTGCTACTAGATTAAAAAGAAAAGAGTTATTAGCTAAAGGAGATACAACAACTGACCCTACTGTATATTTTCAAAAAGATTTTTATCTAAGTTGGAAATTAAGAAGAGCTAGAATGTATCATTCTAGTAAGTTATTAGTAATAAGAAGTAGTGTATTCTATAAATTTGCACCTAGTAGAAAATGGGCTAATAAATTAAAAGAACTTTCAAATACTATAAGTAGAGAAGAAGCTATAAATACTTTTGGTATTTATGTCAATAAAAAATAAATAAAATAAATGAACGCATTAAATACTTTCAGCAGTAAAGAATTAGTAAGTAGATTTATTAGAGATTTTGGTATTTCTAATAATAATATGGCAGCAGATTTATATGAATGGATAGGTGATGCTATTCAAGGTATAGGTTATGGAGCTAATGTAGAAATTAGAACTGAAAAAGTATGTATAGAAAATCATAGAGGTAATTTTCCATGTGGTTTATTGAATATAATTGGAGTAATGTATAAAAATTATAGATTACCATTAGGTTCTGATAATAGTTTATATGGCATTATTGATTGGAGTAAAAATAGTAATACCACTCCAAATAATGATGATTTAGTTAAATTACAAAAATTAATAGACCAATTAGCTGTACAACAAACAGATTATGATGCTTATATATTAGCAGGTGGATTACCTAGTGATGCACAAGCTATTAAATTACAAGGATATATTACTACAACTACTACTCAAATTAGTACAATAACAGCAAATATTTCTTTAGCTAAAATAAATAATAGATTTAATCTTGATTATTATAATGCAAATACTGATGGTATTGTAACTTCATTTGCTACAGGTGAAGTAATATTAGTATATTCTAGTTTTCCTTTTGATAATGAAGGATTTCCTTATTTAATTGATACTTTTAAATATAAAGAAGCTGTTACATGGTATTGCATGTATAGAGCAATATTAAGAGGTTATGAGCATAAAACAGTAACTGATTTTAGATTTGCTTTAGAAATGTGGGAAAAATACAGATACCAAGCAATGAATGAAGCTAAAATGTTTAGTCAAGATGAAGCTGAACAATTTAAAAATATGTGGACTAATGCTAAATTTAATGCTGAAAGTTGGCAAAATTTCTTTATACATGGTGAACAACCTAAAGGACAAATAAGATAATTATAAAAATAATGAAGTTATTACATGGACTTTTCACAGATACTCAACCATTAGATAATCCTCCTAGTACTTGGATTGATGGTAAAAATATGATAATGAGTAAAAAATATCAAGGTATTGCTAATGAATGGGGATTTTTAAAATTAAGTATTACTTATTATGATGTAAATAAATATCCAATAGGAGTAATACCTGTATTAAGTACAGGTAAATTTATAGTATTTTCATTTGTAACTGATAATGATGGATTAGCTATTTATTCAGAAATAGGTATTATTGATGCAGATGATAATTTTTCATATAATATTGTAATTGACAGTACAATGGATAGTACTAATATTTTAAATTTTGTTCCAGATAAACAAATATCTGGGGAAGCATGTTTAAATAATGAAGGACAAATTGTTTGTGCTTTTACTGATAATTATAATAAACCTAGAGTTATTAATTGTTCAGATGATTTTTCAATATTTGATGAAAAACAAATATTAATGTTTCCTGAATCTACTCAATCAGATTTAGCTATTAGTATTGTAAATGGAGGAGTATTACCTGTAGGAGCTATTTTTATAACTTCTAAATATATGTATAATGATGGTTCTTTCACTAATAATGGAACTATTAGTGAAGCAAGTTATATTATAGAAGATTCATCTTCTAATAGTTATAGTAGTATATTTGGTAGTGCTACAGGAATATTAACAAATAAAGCTCTAAAATTAGAATATACTAATTTAGATACTGTATATAATAGTATTGTAATATCAGCAATTATAGTTGAAGCAGGTATAGTTAAAGCTTATGAAGTAGCTACTGTACCAATTACAAGTACTAATTTAACTTACATTGTTACAGGTGAAAATTTAACTCCTGTTGAATTATTAGAATTAACTGCTAAAATAGAAGCTTATAAAACTATTAAGTCAATAACAACTATTAATAAACAATTATTATTAGCTAATAGTAAGAAAAGAAGTGAATTTAAATTTCAAAAATATGCTAATCTAATAGAATTAGAAGTAAAATCTACTTTACTTACAACAGATACTACAACAACAAGTAGCAAAGTAAAAGAATATAATTCAGATAAAGCTACATTATCACATGATGAAGTGTATGCTATTTATATAGCACCTGTATTTAAAGATAATACATTAGGATATTTATACCATATTCATGGTAGAGAAGCTTTACCTATAGGAGATAGTAGTGGGGATAATTTACATATTTTACCAGAAACTGAACCTATTGCTAATTTATTAGCAGGAAATTATGTTAATTTAAAATTAGATGCTAGTTCAGGTTCTGATGATAGTGCTATAGGTACTAATCCTAAATATTTTCAAACTAGATGTACAGCTATACCAACTACAGGAACTAACTGTAAAGCAGGTTATTGGGAAAATGAAGATGAATTATATCCTATTAATGATGAATATGATAGTACTTTAGATTATGATGGTAATGCTTTAAGTAGTATTGATTTAAAAGGTGAAAAAGTAAGACATCATAGGATGCCTGATATTTCATGGTTAAAAGAAAATTTCTATTCTGCTGATAATGCTTATGGATATAATAAATTAGATACTCTTAGTTTAATAGTTAAAAATTTAAAGATACCTACAATATATAAAGAAGAAATTCAAGGTTTTAAATTTTTCTTTGCTAAAAAAACTCCTGAAAATAGTTTAATACTATGTAATGATATTACTCATTATATGGGTACAGAAGATGGTGCTAATACTGATAGTTTGTTAAATACAGGAGGTAATGTTAATGTGTTTGATGGTGGTGCAGGAACTGACATTTTAATGCCTTCTGCTAGTGGTAGAACAGAAAGAGTAAAATCTCATGCTGCTGATTTATTAATTAATCAACCTGCAATAGCTCCTACACATATAAAACAATTATTAAGATTATTTTATTACTATAATACTATTTCAACAAAACAAAGTAATGATTCTATTACAGGACTAGTTAATTATTTTGATAGTTCTGCCACTAGTAGTGGGCATATAACAGGAGTTAATGGTATATTACCAAATGAGTATAGAAATAAACTAATTACTGATGGACAGTATATACCTAATAATAGTATTGTATATATAGGAGGTAAAAAAGTAGATAATACTTATGGAGAATCTTTTTATCATTTTATAGTTAATAATTCAATTACTACAAATTATTTAGATTTAATCCACTCTAATATAATTAGTGGTAATACTTTTATTAATTTTAGTGGTGCAGTAGAATTACAAATTACAGGTAGTGTATTATATTCACTATGTCAATTTAAAGATAATGTACATTTAGGATTTGATACACAAACTGATTTTATAAGTTTTCCTAAATATTATAGTATTAATTATTTGGAAAATAATGGTACTACTATAAGTGGAGCATATACTATTTATGATGATTTTGATTTATATGGAGGAGATTGTGTATTATCAGATAATTGTTATTTAGCTTATGGTATGAGATTTTTTAATGATGTAGCTTCTACTGATGTAGCTAAAGGAATTAAATTACTTCATAGGTATTTAGCACCTGCTAGAACTAATTTATCATTAAGAAATTTAGATATTCTTAATGGAGCTTATAGTAATTTTTACCCTAAAATATCTACTTTTGATTGGTTATCTACTTTAGAAAGACAATATAATCCTGTAATAGGATATAATATAGATTTCTCTAAAAGAAATAATTTAGATGTAGTAGAATGTTTTAATATAAATAATATATATTTTCAATTACAACCTGATAGAATTATTCAAGGAACTAAAAGAGATAATACTCAACAATTTGAAACTTGGAAAGAATTTTTAGGAAATGATTTTTATGAGTTTGTAACTAATTTTGGACAAATAGAAAATATACAAGGTTTATCAAATGGAGAGTTATTAATTCAAACAACTGATGCTTTACATAAAACTGTAAGTATTACTAGAATAGGTACTGATACTAATGAAGCTGTTTTAGGTACTGGAGAATTATTTAAATATCCACCACAAGAGATACAACCTGATAGTAAAGGAAGTATAGGTACTATTCATCAACATGCTTGTAAATTAATACCTCAAGGGTATGTTAGTATAGATAGTAAATTAGGAAAATTAACAATAGTTGGTGAAAGTAAAAAAGAAATATCTTCAGAAGGACTACATAATTTTTTTAGAGATTATGGAGGAACTAATAAAATTAAAGATTTAAGTTATACTGATGATTGTCCTATAACATTTAATGGATATAATATTGAGTATGATAGTTATTTTAATAGGTTATTAGTTTCTAAAAAAGATTTTACAATTAAAGAAATTTATTTAGGAGGATTATATGCTAGTACTAATGATTTTCCTATTGTTGATGATTGGGTTGAATATAATAATGACCCAAATTTAAGATTTGTAATAGCTAGAAATTTTGGAAGTTATTTGTATCAATTACAAGTAAATGATATTACTACAGGTATAACTACCATTTCTTATGTTGACCCTCAAGATTCTACATTTTTTGATGATAACTCTTTTACATTAAGTTATAGCTTTGATTATAATTGTTGGGCTTTCTTTCATGATTATACCCCTAATTATTTATTTAGATTAAGAAATAATATCTTATTATCTGTAGCTAAACCTATATATTCTACTCCTGTACTTAATGATTATACCAATAAATTTTACCAACATAACAATAGCTTATGTAAAGCTATATATTATAATTATGATATTGTTGATGAAATACAAGCAGCAACTCCATATACTTCTTATATAATTCCTGTTTTTAATGATATAACTACTTTCTTAACTCAAAGTATTTTATGGATTTCTTATGTTCAAGAAAATGATAAAAATATTATGAAGAATGAAAGTTTTGACCTAATTTTGCTTTGGAACACTAACCAATGTTCAGGAGATACAAACTTAGTAATATATACTAATATCAATGATTGGTATGGTTCAAATTTAAGAAAAGTAAAAGAAAATTGGATATTTAGTCAATTTAAGAATTTAGTTGATGATGAACAACTAGAATTTATACAAGGGGGTAATGGCACAGAAATAACAACAATTAGTGGTAATATAAATTCAAGTAAAGAAATTCAATTTAAAAATAGATTTTGTGATAAATGGTTAGCTGTTAAATTAGTTTATAATAATACTAAAGCAGAAGATAGTTTAACACAAAATAATATACTATTAACTGAAATAGATATTGTTAAACAACAATTAAGACGTTAAAATTAAAAAATGAAAAGATATTGTAAAATGATTCCTAAATATGCTAGTGGTGTTTCTATGTCAAATGGAGAACTATCTAGCATATATTCATTAGCAGGAGATGTAGGTGCTAATGCTCTTGAAGGAAAACAAGAACCTTATACATTACAAGATAGTAATTTAAATCAAGGTAGAATGATTGGTAGTAGTGCTGCTAAATATGCAGGTCAAGGTGCTGCTATAGGTAGTGCAATTCCTGGTGTAGGTACTGCTGTAGGTGCAGGTATAGGTGCTGTAGCAGGTACTGTTATGGGAGCTGTAAATTATAACAAACAAAATAAGTTATATGGTGAATGGAAAACTAATAAATTAAAATCTATAGAACAACAAGGAATTAATAATTATAGTACTAATATTATGATGGGGTTTAAACCTCAAGGTAATAGATATACTACTTTTGCTAAAGGAGGAAAATTACCTAAATATGGTGATGGAGTAGTAATTAAAAAAGACCCTAGAAATAATAATACACAACAAGATAATACTACAAAACCTAAAATTAGAACATTACCTGTAACACATTCTAATGATGAAAGTATATTAGATGTTTTAGATATACCACAAAAGAAAATGATTAAAGTTATAGAAAAATCTTTTGGATTTGAAGGTAGAGAAGAAAAACCATCAGAAGCAATGCAAAGATTAAGAAATTTAGGATATAATAAAGCATTATCTTCAAATAATCCTATTTTAGATAAAACATTAGAAGTAGCAGCAGATTTAGTTATAGACCCTTTAAATGCTTTAATACCTTTAAAATATTTAAAAGCAGCTAAAGGTATAACTGAAGCTGAAAGAATTGCTAATGCTGCTGCTGTTGCTAAAGCTAATACTACTAGAAAAGTAATTAATAAAACACTTAAAACATCTAAAAATATTGACAATTTTGATGATTTAAGTGAAACTTTTAAAACAGGAGGAAAACTACCAAGATATGCTACAGGAGGATTTACTCCAGAATATGAAGTAGAAAAAAATGAAGTTATTCAAGGAAATAATGTTAAATTAAGTGATGGAGGTCAAGTATCTAATGATATGCACTTAGCAGAAGGAGTTACTCATGATGAAATAAACCCTACTACAGGTACTACAGGTACTTTAGGTGCAGGTGGTGATAGAGTATTTTCTAATAGAAGTACTTTATTACCTGAAACTAAAAAAATGTTAGAAACATTAAAAATTCCTATTAAAAATAACGATACTCATGCTAAAGTTGCATTAATAGTTGCTAATAAAGAAGCTAAATTTGAAAATAGTGTTCATGCTGTCTCTTTAAGAGAAAGAAATAGTGCTAAACAAATGTTACAAAGATATGCTACTGTAAAAGATATTATATTTCAAGACCAAGAAATACAAAAACCACAACAACAAGAGATGCCTCAATATAAATTTGGAGGTGTAATTAATAAATTTGCTAAAGGTGGTAGAACTACCACAATAAACGATAATGGAGAATTTGTAGATAATAGTCTTAAAGAAGTAAATTTTAATGAAAGTAAAACTAATAGTAAATTTGATAGTTTAGAAGATAACAATGCTCCTACAGTTTCTACAACTAAAGTACTTGAATTACAACCTAATTTAATAAAGCCTACAGTTGTTACACCTAAAACAGCTACAACTAATAAAGAAACTAAACCTATTATTAATAACCCTATAACAGTTAAAAAAAATAATTCTACAATTATTAATAAACCTATTATTAATACACAATCTCCTTTTAAAAATTCTTCTGATAGTACAGAAGTTATGCAAAGACAAGATTCAGATTATAAAAGATACCATAATTTCACAAAAAGGGGTAAAGATGTTTTAAATAGAACTGATGTTAATAGAAATAAAGATAGTGAAAATTATATTGCAGATAATATAATGGCAGGAGATGTTGTAATAGATTTAGGTAGTGGTTTAGGAAATACTAATAGTAAATTAGCAGGTGTTAGTGTTAATGAATTATATCAAAATAAAAAAATTAAAAATAATGCTGCTAAAATAATAGCTACTGATATTCCTTCTGAAATAAAGTCTTGGGAGCAGAATAAAAATAGATATAATATAGATTATACTACTGTATCTGATACTACATTTAAAACAGATATTAATTCTATTTTAAAAAGTAAAGGTATAGAAAAAAGTAATCATATAATATTAAGAAGTGCTAACAGTTTAGATTTACTTATGAATAATAATCAAACTTTAGAACATTTAAATCATATTGCTACTACTATGAAAGATAAAAAAGTAACATATATTTTTAATAATAAAGTAATGACTAAAAATGCAGGAGATACTAAATTTGAAATTACTGCTGATTTAAATAATAAAGCTTTTGACCATAATGCACCAGCATGGAAAAAAAATGATGGTAAACCTTCTTATACAAAAAGAAATAACAGTTATGTAAAATTTGCAATGGGAGGAAAAATAAATAAAAAATTACCTAAATATAGGTATGCAGGTGAAATAGACCCTCCTGTAGAAATAGCTGATTGGACTAGTAATAATCCTTTATTAGCTAATAGTATTACAGATGGTAATTATAATAATGGGATAAAAATTGTTAGACCTAATGTAGTTAGCCAAAATAACAATAATAATTACATTACTAATCCAAATTATAAAGAGCCTATTAATAATTATAGTCCAATAGTTAAAGAAACTATGACACCTATTGAAATAGCTCCTCCTAAAAATAGATTAAATATTCCTACAGCACCTAATATGACAAATACTAAATTACCTTATAATAATGATAAACAATCAGCTAAATTAATGGGGGGTAATAGTAATAATAATAGTTCAAATGATAATTGGGGTACTATAGCTAACACTTTAAATTTAGCTAATAACTTAATTAGTGTTAATAAATTAAAAACTTTTACTAATCCTGAAATGCCTATAGCTCCTGTTATGAGATATAACAGTAATTTACCTTATAATATTTATGAAAATACTAAAGCAGGTAGAACAGCTTTAAAAAATATGAATAGATATGGAGCTAATTCTAATAATAAATATGCTGTTACTAGTTCAGTTATTGAAGGAAATAATAAAGTATTTGCAGAAGATAATATGAGAAGAAGTGATTTTAATAATCAAGTTAGTACGGTTAAAAATCAAATAGATAATCAAAAAGTACAAATTAACAACGCAGTTAATCAAGCTAAAGTAGATTTAAATAATACTAAAGTAACTGAAAGAAATAACGCAGTTAATGTTTGGGCTACAGGTGAAATGCAAAATAAATATACTGCTGACCAAGTTAAATTAGGTAGAGAAAGAATGAAATTAGAATATTTAGGTAGATATGGAGGTGTAGGTAATAGATTATTTAGAAATGAAACTGATGATAGGTTAAAAGAACTAGCTAATACTAGTACTGACGAAACTATGATTAGTGAAATAAATAAAGAGTTAGAATATAGAAAAACAGATTCTTATAAAAAGAGAAAAGAAGAAGATACTAAAAAAGAAACTAAATCATAACAACAAATGCCACAATTTAATTTTCAGCCTATATATAGTAAATACGCAGGTAATAATGCTGATGTAGTAGATAAACTTTTAACTAAAAAAGAAGAGGAATATAAAGTAGGTGAACAGTATATGGACACTTATGATAAGTTAAGAAAGTCTATGCAATCAGACCCATCAAAAACTAGTATTGCAGCAGTTAACAATTTAAGTAAAGCTGCTATTGATGATATAAAACAATTTACAGATAAAGGAGATTATGAAAATCTCTATAATAAAATTAAAGGTTCTGTTGTAGATTTACAATCTAAATATGCTCCTTATGCTCAAAATAGAGAAGCTTTTCAAAAACAAGCTTTAAAAAAAGCAGAAGATGATAAAGAGTGGGGTAATTTAACAAATATAGATTTACAAAAACAAATAGAAGAATATGATGCTAATGGAGGATTAAAAGTAGACCCTAGTACTGGATTAGCTACTAATTATTTTAATATTAAATCAATGGATAAATATTATGATGTATTTGGAGAACTTAATAAAATATTAAAAGATACACCTATATTTAAATCTACTGTAGAAGGAGGATTAGAAAAAACAAATAGTTATAGACTTAGAAGTACAACAGTAGGAAAAGAAATTAGAAGTTTAAATGATTTAACTAATGATGCTAGAAGTATATTAGAAAATACTCCTCATTTAAAAGCAGTTATAGACAAGCAAACAGAATTATTAACTTATGTAGATAGTAAACAAACTATAAAAACTCCTGATGGAAATATTATATCAGGATTAGAAGCTAGAGGATTAAAAAATAATTCATATATAGATAATCAAGTAACACAAATTGATAAAACTATTAAAGAACTTTCTTCTAAATTAAATACTAAAGCAAGTCAAAACAATCAAAATATTAGAGCTTCTATAGAAAATTTAGAAACTTATAAAAATAATTTAAAACAATCTAAATTAAGTAAAGACCAATTAACAGATTTTGAAGCATCTTTACCTAAAAGGGATTTTATATCATTTAATGTCTGACTACCTAACTTGTTTAAATTATCATCTGAAACTAGGTTATTTAATAAGTTTGAACTCATTTTTACATTTT